CTTCCCCTTGATACCATCGACCTGCTGGACCACGTGATCCGCACGGGGCAAAACGCTGCCTCAACGCAGGCAGACCTGAACATCACGCGGATCAGCGTTTCGACGTACGCTACGATTCCGAACAAGCTAGCTCCGGGGCGTCCCATTCAGGTCTGGGTGCAACGGTTGTCAGGGCAGGTATCGCCTACGGGCGCTACGCTCAACGGGACCATCACCAGTTCCACGACCACCATTACTTTGAGCAGTACGGCCAACTTGGCCTCTGCGGGCTTCATCCGTCTCGGATCCGAAGACATCTACTATGGCTGGCTGGATGGCAATAGTCTAGGCGGTGTGGTGCGTGGACAGAACGGTACGACGGCAGCGGGGCATTCCTCGGGGGCTACGGTCTACAACCCCAACCTGCCGGCCATCACAGTGTGGCCCACGCCGGACAACTCGCAGACCTATCAGTTTGTGTACTGGCGCATGAGGCGCGTGCAGGACGCAGGGAACGGCGTTGAGACGGCGGACATGAACTTCCGTTTCCTCCCCTGCGTAGTAGCAGGGCTTGCGTACTACATTGCGATGAAAGTGCCGGAGCTTATGCCCCGGCTCGATATGCTGAAAGCCGCGTACGACGAACAGTTCAACTTGGCTGCTGGAGAGGATCGTGAAAAGGCCGCTGTTCGTCTCGTGCCTCGCCGAGCCTTCATTGGTGGAGTGATGTAGTGGGTAATCGGTTTGCCAGCGGCAAAAAGGCTATTGCGATCTGTGATCGCTGTGGCCTGCGCTTCCGCCTGCGCGACCTTCGCACACTGATTGTCAAAACCAAGCCCGTCAATGTGCTAGTGTGCCGGGAGTGCTGGGACCCAGATCACCCCCAGTTGCAGTTGGGCATGTATCCTGTAGACGACCCGCAGGCTTTGCGGAATCCTCGCAGGGACACGACGTACGTAACCGCCGGCGTGAATGCTGACGGCAACCTGACTGGCGGCTCACGCGAGATTCAGTGGGGCTGGAACCCTGTGGGTGGGGCAAGTGCAAATGATGCGGGGCTGACGCCGAATTACTTGGTGGCAGTCACGTCTGTTGGTACAGTAACGGTAGTGACGACTTAGGAGTCAACATGGACGCTAAGAAAGCGGTGCATAAGCATGAAGCCAACATGCACCCGGGCAAAAAGCCTACGAAGTTTGCCAAGGGCGGCAAGACCAATCTTCAGATGAAACAGATGGGGCGTAACCTCGCGAAGGTTGCAAACCAACAGAAGCCGATGCGGCGTACCCGCATGACTGGGGCTTGAGATGAAGAAAGATTCCAATCAGCCGAAGCCGGCCCCAAAAGTCGATCTTAAGAACTCAGGCTACCCTGAGAAAAACGTGAAGTCGACCGGTATAAAGATTCGTGGCACCGGTGCTGCGACTAAGGGCGTGATGGCCCGTGGACCGATGGCGTAAGCTATGCAATACACTGAGTTGGCAACCAATGTTGCGAACATCGTTGAGAACACTTTCACCGATGCTCAGATGGCGATGTTCGTCCGTCAGGCCGAACAGATCATCTACAACTCTGTGCAGATTGCCAATCTGCGCAAGAACGTCTATGGGCAGTTGACCGCTGATAATCAGTACCTATCCGCTCCGACGGACTATCTGTCTACCTACTCTCTTGCCGTGATCACGGGGGTAACCGGTGGCAACATCAACACTGGTACGTACTCGTACCTGATCAACAAAGATGTGAACTTCATCCGCGAAGCGTACCCGCCGCCCAACTCCAAGGGCGTGCCCAAGTACTACGCGATCTTCGGACCACGGTCGGACCTAGAGACAGAACTCTCCTTCATCGTAGGCCCTACGCCCGATCTGGCGTACTACGTTGAGCTGCACTATTACTACTACCCTGAGTCTATCGTTCAGGGTGCGCTTAACACCCTCGGCGCGATCACCGCTGGCTCCGCTTACACCAACGGGACGTACAACGGTGTAGCTCTCACGGGCGGTTCTGGCTCTGGTGCAACGGCTCGGATTGTTGTTTCCGGCGGCGCGGTGACCTCGGTCACTATTCAAAACCCCGGCGTGTTCTACGCAGTGGGGAATACGCTGTCTTGCGATGCGTCGAGCATCGGTGGGACAGGTTCCGGCTTTAGCATCCCTGTTGTGACGGTCACCAACGCAAGCGGTGTCACTTGGCTAGGCGAGAACTTCGACTCGGCGCTCTTGAACGCTACGGTTGTTGAAGCTGCTCGGTTCATGAAGGCTGAGAAAGAGCAGATGGATATGTACGCTCAGCTCTACGGCCAGTCGCTGGCGCTCCTCAAGAATCTGGGTGACGGCAAGCAGCGCATGGATGCGTATCGTGATGGTCAGGTAAGGAACCCGGTCAAATGATCGTCCAGACGCAGACTACGAGCTTTAAGGCGGAGTTGTATGAAGGTATTCATAATCTTTTGTTGGATGAGCTAAAGCTCGCGCTCTACACTGCCGAAGCCAACCTCGACGCGTCTACGACCGTCTACACCACGGAAAATGAGATCACGGGCACGGGGTACACGCCGGGTGGAAACGTAGTAACCGGGGTGACAATTAACAGCAGTGGCTACACTGCATGGGTGACGTTCAACAACGTGCTCTGGGTACCGGCGGCCTTTACCACTCGGTGCGCGCTGCTCTACAATGCAAGCAAGGCCAATCGGTCAATCGTGGTACTGGATTTCGGGTCTGACAAAACCTGCATAAACACATTTACGGTCACAATGCCGGGTGATACAGCTACCACGGCTTTGATCCGGTCAAGCAATTGAGGTGAAACATGGAAGAGCGCTCTAAAGCCGGCGGTGTGTTTAAGGTTGTGTGCCGGGACTCGGAAGGTCAGATTAAGTGGGAAGCAGAGTCTCACAATCTTGTCGTGAACGTTGGCCTGCAAGACATGAACACCCAGTACTTTACGGGGTCTAACTATACTGCTACTTGGTATCTTGGCCTGTACGGTGCTTCTTCCACCAACAATCCCGCCGCAGGCGATACCGCATCTTCCCACGCTGGATGGACGGAAGAAACAGGGTACTCCCAAGCCACCCGGCCTCAGTGTGTATTTGGAACCGCTACCACTGCTGACCCATCGGTCATTAGTAACAGTGGATCTCCTGCAACGTACAGCATCACCTCAACAGCAACAATTGGCGGTGCGTTTTTAATTAGCAACAACACTAAAAGTGGGACGACTGGAATCTTGTTCTCCGCTGCTGACTTTCAGTCGCCCGGGGACCGGAACGTTGTGAACGGTGACACCCTCACGGTCACGTATACCTTCAGTCTGGATGCTGCGTGATGGCTACCAAATTCAAGAAGGGCGATGAGGTCAAAGTCCGGCAGGTTACGCCGTCAGGTCCAGTGCTAGCTTTCCGGATGGATGAAGACGGTAATGTGTATTGCCTTTTGAAGTGGACTGACGTAAACGGGGCTGAGCAAGAACGCTGGTTCTTGGAAGATGAACTGACCGCTGTCTAACATGGTGGGGTATGGCCTTTTCAACCGGGTCTTTTGCAGAACTCCCGTTCTCAACGGTTGGGGGTACGTTTTACTCCCCCGTTATATCTGAGTCCGCCACAGGCGCTGACTCCGTCAGCAGTCTTGCTTCGTTTGTCTCGGCTGTTGCCGAGACCGCTACAGGCGCGGACACCGTCTCCGCTCTCTTTCAGATCCTTGCCAACGTCTCCGAGTCAACCACCGCGTCTGACTCTGAGTCCGCGACAGGCGCGGATTCGGTTGCTACTGCCGTTACCTTCGTCGTCTCCATCGCGGAGTCTTCTACCGCCGCTGATTCCTTGACCACGACCGTTACGTTCTTGGCTTCGGTATCGGAGTCTGCGACCGGATCAGACAGTATTACTCGCCGGGGCTTGTGGGAACCGGTGGATGACACTCAGAATGCAAATTGGATTCAGATTACGGTCAGCCCGGGAACAGGCTGGACAATCATTCCTACCGTATAGGTGAAGTATGCCGTTAGTCGTCAAAGACCGTGTTAGAGAAACGACCACCACTCTTGGGACCGGGACTATTACCCTCGCCGGGGCGGTAGCAGGTTTCCAGAGCTTCTCAGCGATTGGTAACGCTAACACTACGTACTACACCATCAACCTGCCGGGAGCGAACGAGTGGGAGGTGGGGATTGGTACGTATACCGCTTCAGGAACCACGCTCAGTCGAGACACGATTCTTGCCTCTTCCAACGGGGGGTCGGCGGTTAACTTCTCCGCCGGGACTAAGGATGTCTTCTGTACCTATCCAGCGGGGAAATCGGCGTACTTAGACGCAGCGAATAATTTGCTTATCGGTACGACTACCAATACCAATACGTCTAACATTGTTGCAAACGGAACCATTTCCGAAACCGTCTCGGGTACGCAGTACCTCGTAGCCAGTCAGTTTGACGTAGGCACAAACCCCAATCAGATCCCGCTCAATCAGTATTTGGGCGATATGGCATTCCAGAGTAGTGCCGGGGTGTCTATTGGCATTTTGTCGGTATCGGGGAATGCTACTTTTAGTAATGGAAACTTGTTGGTTGGGACCACAAGCGACATTAGCGGCAACGGCGCTTATGGGGTATTTGGCAACAGTTCAGCGGCAGGCGCAAACCGTTGGGCTGCTTATTTTGGCGCCAACTCGGCATCATCAAATCCAGCTCCAAATTTTGGTTTAGCAATTGGATGGAATAAATCTGGGGGCGGCGGTGAATCTAATATTGTTTATGGCATTAGTCTTGGCGGTGCGCCGGGGTTAGCATTTTCTTCTTCTGATGGTACAACCGTCACAGAACGCGCCCGTATTACCGACGTTGGTGGAGTCGTAACTAAACCAGCCGCAAACGGTCACACTGTCTTTAACGAAGACGGTGTAGATGCCGACTTCCGCGTTGAGTCCGATCTGAACACCCACATGTTGTTTGTGGACGCTGGCACCAATACGGTCAATATTGGCGGGACGCCTCCAACCTACCCCGGAAGGTTAAATGTTGGAGGAGGCGCGATTTTCTCAAATGCTACGACCTTCGATCCAGACCTTGCGGACGCGGGCAGCATTCTGCTTGGTCAAATTGACGATGGAGGCGGTTTTGCTGCTCCGGGTATTGGGTGGAAAAATAGCGGGACCGGGAACACTGCGGCAGTTGTTTCGGGCACAAGTATTTTGTATTTCGGTACAGGCAGCGGTTCCAGCGCAAACAGCCTGATAACTAGGCTTCAACTCAGCGCGAGCAGTGCCATATTTAATCCATCGACACAAGATACTGACTTTCGCGTCGGGTCCTCCACCAACACTCATGCCCTCTTTGTAGATGCCGGTAATTCTTACGTCGGGATTAACCAGTCTGCCCCTAGAGTTGCGCTAGATTTTATTGGACTTGGGTTTTATCAGAATCCTCCAAGTGCAAGTTACACACTCAAGCGATCTGTTACGGAAGCCAATCAGGGCAGCACCGCTACTACGACTTATCAACTGATCGCCCGAATTGATTTTGGTGTTTCTTGGTCACCCGGTACGTTTCCTGTTATTACTTTGTCTCGTACGTACCGTGATGGGGTTACCAACTACGTCCGATACGCGCTGACTGCGGAAGACAACCTTCAGATTATTGATAATTTCAATGGTTCTGATGTGCTGCGCATTAAAGGCCCGGTTACTTACAATAGCAATACTGGGGTTTACGAACTATGGGTCGTATCGCCCTCTTACTCAGTGTTTTCTATCGCTTTTGAAGGGTATTGGTTCTCGGACACAATTCCATCATCTCCTACTGGTCAGTCTGTAGAAGTGCTAACCCCGGTTGCGTCTGCCGCTACGACTACCACTTCTGCGCCTGCGGGGCTTACTCAAGCCGCGTACTTTTACCAGAGCATATCCCCGGCGTCGGAGTTTGTACTAAACGAGTACGGCGCGGACTTGGACTTCCGTGTTGAGTCTGACACAAACACGCATACACTTTTTGTAGATGCAAGCGCTGCTGCGGTAACTATTAACACT